CGCACGTTCAAGCAAACCGTGACGAGCGAACGGTTGGTAAATATCGGCAGCAATTGCTTCGCTACCAAAAGATAGTTGGGGATTATCGTATAAGGCTTCACACCTCACAACTGACTGACAAGTTCGTTTTGGCTTTAAGAAAAGCTGGACTGAATGATCACAGTTGTAATTCTTATCTTCGAGCAGTTCGCGCAATCCTCAATTGGAGCTGGGAGCAGGGACATTTGCCAGCAGCCATCAAAGTCAAAAGCGTTCGCTCGTCCAAACCTTTGCCTGCTGTCTTTTCTGCTCAACAACTAGAAGATTTGCGGCAACACCTAGAACAAGGCTGGAACGAAACCAAACGAAGACGGTTTCTGGTTCTTCTTCGTGCCTGGTGGTTTTTGCGCTATACCGGAATGAGAGGTGGTGAGCTGCTGGCGTTAAAATGGGACAATGTTTACCCAGACCGAATTGAACTGCGCTCAACAAAGGATTGGAAAGTCAAAGGTCGAAAAGACGCAATCATTCCAATCGCTGAGGATTTAAAAGAATTTATTCAGGCGCAGGATATTCTTGGCGAGCGTTATGTGCTGGATGATGGCAGAGGAAAGCCTTTGTATTCAAGCCTTGGGGATTTAACCAAGTCTATGCGAAAAGCTTTGTTGAAGGTAGGAATAGAAAACGCAAAACCGCTGCACTCGTTTAGAAGTACAGTTGCGACTGAACTGCTTTCCGGTGAGTCTGCGAATCCGGTGCATGTTCAAATGCTACTTCGTCACGAATCAATTCAAACAACGATGAGTTACCTGAATTCAGACCATTTGCAGCAAGTCGATCTAGTCAATAAACTAGGAAACTCGCCACAAAACACTGTTTCAAAGAAAAAAACCGAAAGCCGCAAGCCCAGCATTCATCTAGCCTACAGCCGAAAGAACTAAGATGACTGTTAATCATTGGGTCGCTGGTTCGAGTCCAGCTTGGGGAGCCACTTCCAGAGGATTTGCTACACTTCCGTTAAGTGGCGGTTTTCCCTATCCGCCAGTGATTGCCTCTTTTATTTTCTTTGCCTTCCTCATTTTTCTGTAGATGCCCACACCTGCCGCTGCCATTGGCAACCCTACTGCTGTCAAGATTAGCTCAACGCCACCGGATTCTACAGCAGAATTGAAATATTCAAAAAAGATTTCCATTTAATAACTCCATATCATCAAATCTTCTCTGTCATCTAAATGCAAAAATCTTTGACTGCCTGTGAAACTGAATCCGTATCCGCCAAAAAGATTCATCTGAATGGCAATCTGAAGAAGTCTCGCACCGTCACCATTCCAGCAGGCAATGTCCACTGCTCGGCCTAGAACGTGATAACCGCTTGGCTTTGAACCGTTTTTGTTTTTCGCTCTTTCAACCGGATGCTCCACAGACCGATAGGCTGAAGTCAGTCTGATAGGTTTTCCGTAGTGCTGCCGCAATGTTTCCAACTTCGTCAAAAAAACTTCGGACATGCCACATTCACCAGTAAACTTGCACTTCAACTCGTCCCTCGAAAAATGCTCAGAATGATCAACGTAAGCCATTAAGTCTCCTTTTCTGGGTAATCAATACACTCTTGAGAATACATTTCACCAAAAGCTTCTCGTTGAGGTAACGACATAAGCTGAAGGTCTACATATCTGTGATTTTTGCGGTAATGGTCAATCACGCAAGAACACAACTGAATGGCGGATTGCATGGCGAGATTGCTGCTCATGCCTTGCATTTGATAAGTCGGTGCTAGTCGAAGTGAGCATTGGTAAGCCCAAGAAACGAGATGCAAAGTCTTGTACTCAACAGGTAATGCGTAAGCTGACGTTGAAAGCAGCAAAGCCAAACCTGCGAGAATCGGTTTCATTTTTTTAGATTATCCATTTTTTGACTTAGCTCGCTAATTGCAACTGTCATGTTCGTCAAAGTAGTGTTCAGTTTTTCGTGAACTGCTAAAAGCTGCTGAGACTGCGCGGCCTGAAGGTTCGCGAGCTTTTCTGTGGTGGCCTGCTGTAACTGTGAATTCTCGCGCAAAAGTTCTGAAACACGAATATCGCTTTCGGAATCCTTCGTAAGCCAAATGTTTCTTTCTTTTTCAAAACCTCTTAAGAGAAACACGATCAACCAACCGCTGAAGGTGAGAGAAGCCATGCCAAAACCTAAATCTTGGACTAATTGAATCATTGTGTTTGGTTCTGCTGGCATATGCTCGGACTTAGTTAATCATTTTAAATTCGTAGTAAATCAAACCCGTGCTGTTATCTACCGTAGCTTCTGAACTACTGTCGCTGTCACTGCTGGAATCGCTTTGCGAGTCACTGTTTGAATCAACGTCCACATCCATTGAATCGTTATCTGCTGGATCGTTGAGTGAGTTCTCAATCTGAATCTTGATCTCTATCGGATTCTGCTCGTTTTCCTGAGAGTCCTTTGTGGGCCAATCCGAACATGCAAATAATAAGAGTGGAAGTAGTAGTAAGTATTTCATCTTGTAGTCTCTGCTTCTGACATTGATCGGCCTTGTTAATCGGTTGGAGGTGTGGGCCACGTTATGCCCGTCAGGTTTCCGTTTTCATCTAGCGATGGAGTCTGTGTGGTGATATCCCTAAGAGCTTGGCGGTACGTCTGCCACTCGGTTTGATTAGCACCTGGGTAATCGGATACCATTCGCCAATCTGATTGTTGAAGGAGTTGGTTGCGTTGTTGCCGTAGTAAGCGTAATGGTTCGGCTGCTTCAAGTTCTGCTATTTTTGCTTGAACTAGCGCATCATCTACAGTGATTGGGTTTTGATTATGATCAAAAGCACCGAATTCATCATCATATGAATTACAGGTTGGATAGAGCAGAAATATAGCATCGTGTCTCATGCTGAGAACTCCATCAGAATAATTGTTGAGATCCCTCCTGACCAAGTGTCAGCAGCACGTTTATTTATGGTTATATTAGTTCCACTACCACTCTTCGCATACGGTTGATATGTGTACGATCCGGCAGATGTTATCGACTCGTCCAAGTACATAAACGAAACAGTGTTGTATAGGTATGAATTATCTATATATTGCCCGAATGTATGAGCGTTGGACGTTGTATCACTATGCGTGGTTCCTGATAATGCTGACCCACCTCGGTATAGGTAGAAAAAAGCATCTGCACCCGCTGGACTAGAAACCATCCCTAAATTGATACAAATTAAAACCTTACTGTTTTCTTTGACTACTATACTTTGACTAAGTCCAGTAATTCCTGTTTCGGTTGAACCAATGCTTTGACCAGTTGTTTTTTTTGCTTGTACAACCTGTATTATATGGTTAGAAGGAAACACCACATCACTGCCAATCGTGCCATTATTTAACGTAACGACTCCCCCACTCTCACTCAAAACAGCAGTCGTTCCATCGCTTTTGTAAATAGTAGTGCCAGAACTTTTCAGATCAATCTCTGTTCCGGTGATACTTCCACCTGTTAGAGCCACCGCATTTGCATTCTGAGTAGCCATTGACCCCAGGCCCAGATTTGTCCGGTTCGTTGCCGTGTCAACGTTATTCAATACGATATTACTGCCGCTTGCTGTTAGTGCAGTAACCGAGTCGATTTGTATTTCTCCTGCCATTTACGGAACTCCTATATTAACCAAAACACCTGTAGCATTGACTGATCCTGTGAAGTTAACTGCACCTCCAACGGTTACTAATCGTCCTGCCATCGTTCCACTTCCGCTAAAAGTCGTACCACCAATATACATTCGGTTTATCCCAGCACTAATTGATAGCGAATCCGAAACCGTTGAACTGTGTTCGATGTATGAGTTGCTAGAGCCACCCCCAGCTGAATTAACATCTTCATAAGTTGATGTGCTGATTCCTACAGCCAAGACATCTTCATCAGTAATCAGATACAATTCACCTTGATTCAAGCCAGAAGCTGAAGCTGCGGTGTTGATTTGGCTTCTTGTTCCTCGTTTAACTTTTATCGTTGCCATTATATCGTTAGGCTCCCATCCCCAGTGAAAGTGATAATCGTGTAATCTCCATCTGTACTGGTAGATGGTGAGCCTGTTGTTATGTTTCTAAATTCGCTGGTTAAATAACGAAGAATGACAACTCCAGCGCCACCACTACCTCCAACGTGACCACCGCCACCATAATTTCCGGAACCGCCACCAAGTCCAATGGAACCATTAGTATCTCCAGAGGAGGGTCTGACTGCTCCACCACCACCACCAGCATAATATACGGCTGATCCGGTTATTGAAGATTCAACACCATCGCCACCCGAACCCATAACTGAGGCACTTCCAGCGCCACCAGCACTTCCAGCGCCACCACCACCACCAGTCCTGGCGTCATTAGCAGCTATGCCTCCATTTCCACCATTATTGCCTTGCCCACTCGTTCCGCTGCCTCCTGAAAGTGCGAAAAGATTATATCCACCTCCTCCACCAGAACCACCAGCACTGCCAGCGCCTTCATAGCTGCCACCTCCCCCACCAATTGCGGTTAAGGATAGTTCAGTAATGGAGCTGTTTTCACCATTTTCTCCATCATTAAACGTATAGCCTGTGTTGGGGTAGCCTTGCCCCCCAGATCCAACTTCGATTGTAAGAGTTTCATGGATATTTACAGACGCACTTCCTTCTAATAAACCACCAGCACCACCTCCACCAAAAGCAGCACCTCCCCCTCCGGCTACAAGAAGATACTGAACGCTCGACTGCACTATAGGCCAATTGCTTTCCTGCTTGAGTTGTCTCATTTCAGGCAATGAAACCAAGCCCTTGTTAAAAAATAAACGCTCTGCAAAATCAAAAACGCCAATCCGTCCAGCTTGGTTTTTCATTGCCTGCTGACGTTTACCGTTGATTGTGG